ACCTGCACCAGACTTAGTCGGTCTAAAATTCCTCTTATTACGAGGAGGCATTTTAGATTTTTTTCTTATCGGCATTAAAAAAATTTACTGGTCTATAGTTTTCCGCCAAACTTCTTAAACATCATGTCTTTGAAGTTTTCAACTTTCATGCCTTTTTCCATATTACGCATTTCAGTTTTTTTACCCATGCCCATTTTCATTTTCTTACCAGCACGCTTTTTGACAACACCTTTCTTTTTACCAGTGCCTTTACCGCCTTTTTTCATAACGCCCATTTTTTTCATTCCAGCCATAATTTTCTCCTATTTAATATCTGAGATTTTGCTATCAGGATGTGAACCCATTAAATATAGATTTAATGGATTAGCTTGTTCGTTTAATAGATCAATTCTTTCAACTAATTGATCTTTGGTAATATCCTCATAGTCAGTGCCACAATAAATAATGACATGGTAATCATCATTGAAATTTATAATAGCATCCATAAGGTCTGACCAATCACCACATTGACTTATCATAATATTAACTTTGTTATCATTCCAAGTCTTCTTGGCAAAAGGACACGCAGGCAAGCCATTAAACTTGCTCTGCGGTTTTTCTAAAACATCTTTACTCCATTGACGAAGTTCTTTCATCAACAGAGTAATGTCAAGCATTATTTCTTCTTGACTGTTTTCTTTTTCTTAACTGTCTTTTTCTTGGCAACTTTTTTCTTTTTAGGTTTTTTGCCACCAACATAAGCCTCATTCACATCAGGTGTGCTTGGATCATCAGCTATATAGTGTCCTTTATCATCCCTTGCTCTGACTCCGTTCAGTTCATCGCATTTGCGTTGAGCATCTTCTAAATCAGGATCAGGACCAAATATAGGTCTATAAATACCATCTTCACCAAGATTTAATACCTTGTATTGTGGGGGAAACTCACCAGTTTCAGAAATAACATAATTAGCCATACTTTCTCCTAATTAGTCAGAATACACTTTTATCATTTCTAAAACGATAGAATAAGTGTCTCCTGAACTATGACCTTTTGTGGTAAATAAAATGTCTCCATTCTTACCACTCCCAGCATTATTTGGAATACCACCGAACTCACCAAATTCCATGTGTCCGTTGCTACTTTCAGCTAATTCCATTAATAATACATTAGTGCTTGCATTAAAAAATAATTGTACCGACATACCAACAATCGCATGACTCACACGCACAACTCTAACTTCTGAACAGGCTACACCTGCTGCATTAGAAGCTAAGGCAGATACATCTACCTTAGCTACTGCGGATTCGCCAGTACCATCGCTGACATTGGTAAACTTCATAACACAATTTCTTTCACCATCTATAATGGTTTGTGTAGTCACTGTATCAGCCATAATTTACTCCTAGTCAAAACTATGAGAAACAGTGCCGTCACCGAAGACATGACCATTAAGAAGCCATATAGCATCTGTAATAGCTACACATCTTATATGACCGCCAATAAAACGACCATCAGTGTCAGCATCCATAGTTAATATATGGTCATCAGCAGCAGGAATATTCCATCCAGCAGTGTCAATATTTTCATTAAGAGCTACTACACTTCCTAATTCATCTTTATCAAGCTGAAATACCATCCCTTGAAAAGTATCTGCACTAGAAGCACCTTGTAGTATGAAAGTACCTGTAAATGTAGTGCCTATGTGAAACTCGTAATATAGTCCAGCAGCAGCAGCAGGTAAAGTCACTGTAATACCAGCAGCCCTATTCAAACTAAAAATAGTTCCAGATTGTGCTGTAGTTGGTGCTAGTGTTGCATCAGTGACACTAGTGACAGGAAATAAATAATTTAATGTACCTGTTGTACTAATATTACCACTTGTATCAACATCTAGATTAGTTGTTATTGCACCAGTTGTTGAGTTTTTAGTGATCTGTTCAAAACCACCTTCAGACCTAACTGGTCCGTTAAATGTTGTATTCGCCATAATCTTCTCCTAAAAGAAAAAAGTTTATCGTCTTGGCAAGTCTGCTAGGGCAGTCGATAAACAAAAAAATAATTCCCTAGAACGAAAAAAAGGGGTGCATAGCACCCCTAAAAGTTTAGCTTGATCCTGGTGAACCAAAGATACCAAGAGGATCAGATACTCCAAATGAATATCTTTCTCTAGCTTTGTATCTAACATTACCAGTATCAAAGTCTCCATCCATGCTTGTAGTCATTGGACTTCTGACAAAGTGTTTCATACCATCAGGAACATCGGTAATGATAAAGAAGGCATTTGTATCAGTTAAATAATGATTAACTGAAAAACCTTGTGGTATCACTCCGTTGCTTCTTACAGCATTGATATCATTGTCAGCAGTTCCAACTCTATACTCACTTTCTAGAAGACGAGTCGCAACAAACTGTAGGTCTGATGGAACAATAAGTTTCACTGGTCTAGCAGCAATTTTAAGTCCTCTTTCATCAGTCCACTTACCAATCTGAATTACTGCATCTTCTAAAGATGTTTCATTCAAATCAGCACCTGTGACTGGTCTGTTAGAGTTTTTGCCACCTGATACCAATGGGTGTCCATCACCGCCTGTGACACCATCGCCACTTGCAGTAAATAGGTTTACCCCATCGCCTGATTGAAACGAGTTTGAAAAGCCGTTATTCAAAGGAAACGCAGACTTAACTTGTTTAGTATAAGCCATAGCTCTTGCTAAAGCCTTTGTGTATCGAGCAGATAAAGATACATATAAATTATCTTCCATAGCCTCCTCTGTCACACTAAAGCCTAATGCAATAGTTTCATGTGTATAACGAGCAACAAAGGATTCTTGTGCAGTATCAAAAGATATTGAAGAACCTTCGTCTTTCACTGGTGCAGCACCAAAACCTGACAACTTGAGTTCCTCTTCAAAACTTCTTTCAGAGTTTTCAGTTGTATAGATTTCTTCGTGCTCATTCTCGTAGTTGTTGTACTCTTCTCCAAACAAAGCATTCAAGCCTGGTAGGAGTTGTTTAAGCTCATTTGCTCTTGAAATAGCCATAATTTACTCCCTAGCCTATGCCTGTTGTGTTAAGTAATTGATGTCCAACATTGAACATCACCAATACATCAGTAAAGCTATCACCTATAGCACTATCAGGACCTTCGACAAAGTCGATGATCTTTAATGGTAGTGTATTGGTAGTATCTGCTGTACTTCCGTCAACCGCATTCTTACTAGTTCCGATTGTGGTAGAACCAGCAGTTTGTACGATTCCGACATTCTTACCCAAGTCATCTTGAGTAAGTGCTTCGTCTGATTGCATCTGCATAACCAAAAATGGGTCAGAAGCAACATACGCAACAATATCATCCGCAGCAGTTGATGCTGGGTAATATTGGTTTGGTGTAAATTGACCAGTAGTTGGATCAGTGTATGCACACCCTAAAAATACGCCAATAGGTGTAGCAGAAGAAGTACCAGTATCCTTTTGGATAGTAGTATTTGGATTATCGTCTGCCCACTTTACAAAATCTCCATAAAAAATGGATGTACCAAAAGCATTTTTGATTTTGTAATGTGTAATTTTAGCATTGTATGCACAAGACACTAATGAACTAACAGGTCTAGCACCGAAAGGACTAGCTGTTGAAGCCATAATAGTCTCCTAATTTAAAACAATTACATTTCCAAGATTAAGAGTCTCTACCAAATGTTGTCTTAGATTTTCTTTCAAACACTTGTTTTGTAGCCATTCTTGAATCTTGGTCCTTAAAATATACATTGTCAACAGATTCCATTTGATTCTGAGCCATATTTCTAAAGTGCTCGTCTCTAGCTTTCGCTTTCTCTGCTGGCATTTTGCATAATAGTTGCCCACCTATTTCTATATTACCTTTATCTGCCCACTCAGATTTATAGTCCATCATGTGAATTTGTAATTCAGGATGGTCTTCTGCTCTGCATGGTATCCAGCCTTCTCGGAATTTTCTAGATACATTAGGATTATCAGAATTACCCAATAAACTTGTTCTTATGTATCTAAAAACCCAGCCTTCTTGCGGATTAGGACTCGGTAGATTAGATGGATTTTCCCAGCTTTCTACATGCTGGTTGACCTCTCGATCATCACTCCCTCTAGGGGTACGCACTTGATCTTCGTTAGAAGATTGAATATTTTCTTTACTGTCTTCCATTTAGGACTCCTGTAATAATTGTTTTGCATATTGCTCAGGCGTTATACCAAGTTGTCGTGCTAACTTAACTTGTGTCTGAGTTAATACTATTTTGCGAGGGTTAGATTTTTCACCAGTTGCCCTCGATGCTGGTGCTACAACATTAGTTGGTTGTTGTTTTTCTTCAGTGGGTGCATCTTCTACTATTGTTTCAGACACACCAAAGAAACTTGGAAATTGTTCTCTCATAGCAGTATCCACAGAACTATAATATTTATCAGACTGTGTTGCAGGGTCTATACCCTCTGCTACTAATTTTTGATCTATGAACATCGCATAAGCAGTCATTTGTTTTTCTGCTGGTGTAGTTCCCATAAACCATGTGTTCTTTTTTGACCATGCATCCATAGCAGGGTCTAACTGTTGTTGAGGCTGTGCTTGTTGCTCATATTGTTCTGCTACTTGATTTTGTAGCTGTTTAGAATATTGAGATGCACCTTGTTCTGCTAGTGTAGCCTTTGCAAGTTCTTCTTGTGCAAGAGCCATATCTTCAGCATTACCTTCATCGTATGCTTTTTTAAATTTTTCTTGTGCATTAATCTTAGCAAACTGAGCATTATTAAGTGCTTGTTTATTTAAAACTTCACCACCTTGATTAATTATTTCTTGCATCTTTTGATTTTCTGCCATCAAAGTTTGCAATCTAGTCACTGCCTCTTGCTGTTCTCTTAATGCTTGTTCTTTTGCTCTGCGTTCTTCGTGATATTCATATTTGATTTTATTAATTCTATCGCCAGCACGCTTGCTATAATCAGCTATCTCTTTATCTAAAGTTTCATCATCAACAGTTTCTTCTTCTGTTGTTGATTCTTGTTTAGGAGGTCTTCTATCCTCTTCAGGAATATCATCAACCACTTCTACATCTAATTCATCTTCTTTTGAACTATCGGTATTTATTTCAGTTTTTACACCAAAAAATTTATCCTCCATAGTTTGAGGTTCTAAATTACCATCAGCATTTGGTTGAAATTCTGTTTCTAATGAAGTTTCTACTGTTTGCTCACTCATGCTCTAACTACTCCTGTAGGGTCTTCGACAACTGCCTCAACAGTGTCATCGTTAATAATACGAAACTCTTTACCATACATTTTCATTCTTGTGCCTGAGTATGCACGAAATACAACCCAATCTCCTTGTTTGCACCAAGCACCACTAGGAAATCTATTTTTGTCTTTATAACAATCAGGACCAAGTTTTAGTACATATCCACAGATATTACTAATCTCTTCATCTCTAATGGTTTGACTAGCCTTTACAATACCACCTTCTGTTTTTTCATCAGCTTGTGGCATGACAACTAATATCTTATAACCCTGAGGTTCAGGCAGTTGACTTTTTACATCATCTTGCAAGTCTTCAGGTTTTTCGACTGTTTTAGGTTGTTTTATTGCCTCTTTCATATAATGCACGACATAAGGTGTCGAGTTCCTATTCTCGAGTGTGTTGATCTATCCAGTCCAACACTTCTCTTTCTGCGAGGGCAAGACCCTCTATTACGCCAGCCATTCTCTTATACTCAGGAAAGTCTTTACAACCTCCTGTAGATATATGGTCAGCATGTTCATTCATAACTTCTCTGAGCCTTACTTTTAAAAATTGTGAAAGTGATTGCTCTTTGATGTCATTACTCATTCTTATTGACATCATCCATTACTTCTTTTGCGATGTCAATACCTGTTTTAAAATCTTCTGTTGCTTGCTTTTTGCTTTTTCTGTCTTCTTCAAGCAAAGTGCTAGCAACTTCTACTTGCAGTTTATCTCTTTCTAACTCAGCCTGAGTTCTTTGTTTCTCTGCAGCTAACTGTAATCTTGCTGCATCTGCGTTAGCTTTACGCTGTACTTCAGCTTGTTTAGTAGCTACCTCTTGTAGTTTAGCTTGTATAATTGGGTCTTGCTGTTGCTCGTTAATGCGTTTTTGTTCTGCCTCCATCCTTGCTCTTTCAGTGACCCTAGTAGATGCCTCTGCAACTAATTTAGATATCCTTGCCTCAATCTCAGGTGCAATAGGTTCGCCTATTGGTGGTAATTCTATACCTAGTTCATCTTCTACTTGCTGTCTATATTTCATAGTAAGATGGTCATTAATATAAGCTGATGCTGATGCCAATATTGCAGGTGCATTAGGAGATTTTTCAACTAAAGCTATTATCTCAGGATTCTCTTGAGCAGACGCTACAGTTTGAATATGAGCATCATGGTCTTGGTAATCGTATGCTTTTACTGGTTTATTATTAATTAAGTTTTGTACTGCAGTCACTGGATCAACAGGTAATACATCTTCAATATCAGGCACAATGTTATCTACATCTTGAATACCTAATACCTCTAGCATTTGTCTATGTAATTCTTGCATATCATACATTTCAGGTGCAGTTTGAGCCAACTGAAAAGCAGCTTGATACTGCATGATTCTTTGTGACATGGTTGCAGCATTAGGATCAGATACAGGCAATATATCTATCCTAGAATCAAAGTCTGATTTTTTAATGCTTTCATCTTCAGTCACTTCATAAGGATATGTCGGATTACCAAAGTCTTTAATAACATTTACAAGAATATCAAATTCTTTTCGCATTGATGCATGAAGTCTAGCTTGCACTGCACTCATAACTTTCATGTTTCTTTCTAATAAAGCTAGGGTTGTACCCACAGGTGCTTGGTTGCTCATATCAGAAACCTTAACATCGGATATGCTTGCAAAACGCCTACCCTCTTCTACTATATTTCCAAGTAGTTGATATAAGGTGGG